TCGAGCCTAATACATTGCAGTTAAGAATAACTTGCATATAATTATCTGTGACTTGCTTAAGTTTCAAAGGTGTTACAATTCTTGTATCATCCGTTCCCGTTGTTACTTCCGCTGTTGTAGCTATTTCTGCAATTCCAGCTACTGTTTCTGTGGCGTTTGCTATTATAGGCACTACACTTAAAGGAATAGGTACTAATGTTCTAACTGGTGTTACGCCTCCAAATTGAAACTCATAAGTAGGATTTGAACCTCCTGATATTCTATTAGCGTAGTATTTCATTACAACCCTATCGGTGTCTAAAAATATACCGTCATCCCAAATAGCAGTTGCACTAAATTCAATATAAGTACCACCATCAATTACTGGAATAGTATTGTCACTTGTCGCAATCAACGTTTCAACACCGCCACTTGTACGTTTATAAACTTTAAAATAAAACGATGCCTCGCCACTTCCAGATATTCTTCTTATATTTCCGATTGTTGTAATATTAAACACGCCCGGATTACCAACTATAATATTTGGCGATGTCGCTAAACTTGATATTAGTTGAGAAGTAGTTGTTATTGCACCCGTTGAAATATCAACCGCGGTCGTGTTGTATGATGGGTCTGTGATGCTTGTTACTATTTTCACATATCCTACAATGTCACTTGCTACGTTTGTTGGATAAAATATAATGTTTGAGGGCAAATCTTCTAACGATATAAAGTGTGTTGTTCCATTATCTCCATCATTTATAAGTTCGCTTGTTTTAGTAATTACAGTTGGAATAGTAGGTTTATTTAATATTAAAGCATCGCCAGTAGTAGCATTCCAATCAGCATTTACATTAACTTCTGCACCGGCAGCAATACCAGCAAGTTTAGTCTTTTCAGTTTGTGAATATTGCTTGTAAGTAGTTCCATCAAGTACATCATCTTGATTTAATACTACAACTCCAGTCTGACCGTTTACGCTACTTACAGCACCACCGCCACCACCACTAACAGTATTTATGTTTATAGTTGTTAGATTTGGCTCAATAGTCAAATTAACAGTCTCTACTGTTGGATAGATATTTATGTCTATTGTATCGCTCATTATCTTGTTATATCACATTCGATTAAAAATTCACCACTTAACCAAGTCTTTACAGATGTATCTGCAAATACTATTTCTAAATCATATAAGTAATTTCCAGATGCTATGTTTATGATTTGTTTGTTTATCTTAAATAAGCCTCCAGCAGCGTTAGTAATTGTAATTCCAGCACTAGCAACAGAAGTCAAAGATAATGCAATCAATCCACCGCATTCGCTTCTTAACTGCATTCTGATAGTTGCTCCAGTTAAATTTAATGCAACAGAATTTTTAACTATTGCAAACGGCATTTCGTCAAAAGTATCGCCTTTAATATGTGTGAAATTATAACTCATAATTTTTTATTTTGCTTGTTTAAATATTCCTTTACTTTTTGAATATTGTCTGTCTTTATTTTGTAAGCAACAAATTTACTTTTTTCTTGCTCTTTTTTTTCTTTATCTGTCATAGTACCCAAGGACAAGGATTTGCTTTTTGGTCTGGAAACATATCGCTATCTGAATTAGTCCAATATTCTGGAAACATAGCACTAGCATTTATTCCCATATAATCGATAAATCTTTTTGCGTAAAAATCTGCAAAAGTTCGATGCTTTTGAACTAATAAATCCAACTCTTCTTTTGTCGTGCTTTCGCTATTTTCAGAACGGTGTTTAAATACTCCACCGTTTCTGATTTGATAGTTTGCAAAAGGCAAATAATCTACCATCGCAAAATGAATTAACATCGGTTGCACATAGTCTTTTACCAAATCTAAATAATCACCGCTTAAAGTGGCTGTATTTATCTTTAAAGTGATAGCATCATACAGTTTGGTGCCTATGTAATTTTGAATGTGCATCTGTTGTGCAATTTTGATAAACTGCATAAACAAATCAGCATCTACATTACCATTAAGAATAGTATTTGCTTTTAAATCTGTCTGTGTTATGAATAGTGTTGTAGCCATAATTATTTCATATCGTGTGGCGCAATATACGCTCTTTGGTCATTAACTGTTGGTATAAATCCATTCTCTGCAATCGATTTACTCGGACTTACTATTTCAGCATTTGGACTGTAAATGTCTACTTTAGATTTTCTGTCTTTACTTGCGTAAGTTTCACGTATCCAGAAATGTTTGCAAGTTCCATTTGGGAATTCCTCGCTTAAAAGTCCGCCACCTTTCCATAAAAATATGTCATAAGGCTCATTTGGATTTGGTGACATACCAAAACCCGGATTGACAGTCATTGTACTCATTCTATTTATGTCCTCTTTTCTGTAAATCTTATTTGCTCCCATCATTTGTTTGCAAAATGACCGTTCTGGTGAACCATTGCCACCATATCTGTAACGAACTTTATAAATTGGACTGTCCTCAATACTACTTGCGTTTGGTATTGCTGTTCCAGTACTTAAATGAACGCTTAATTGTGCATCTAAATTAGTTTCTTGCTCATAATCTACTGCTCTGCTGTCTATTAATTCGTATTTTTCAAGGTCTATTTCCTCTCCAAACTCTGATAAATCTACTGCCGATAATGTTTCTGGCTGTATTGGTGCCACTTCTTGTGGTGCTAAAGTTGATTTTAAGCCTATTAGCGACCTTATTTCTTCGGTTGTTAGGTTTTCTATAACCTTGTTAGCTAACGTGTCATTTAAAGCGTTTATTTTCTCTACTAAAGGATTGATTTCTACAGTATTTGTTAAATCATTATTAGCATCCAAAGGCTGTAAACTCTTGAAATAAAGGTTTAAAGCAATATTATTGAACTCCAAAACAGTATTAAACTCCTTAATCAGCAAGTTTTGAAATGGTTTAATAACAGTATTTTGCATTAAGATAGTTGCAGTCTTTAATTCCTCGGCATTATTACCAAATCCGCTGTTGTCTTTTATTCCCAATAGCATCGGTGAAATAACTCTATGTGATACCATTATTTTACGCATACTTTCGTCGCTTAAAAACTGATATTGATTATGTGCATCCGATAATTGAACTGGTGTAACAGTAGCACCGTAATTATTATTGTCGTTAAAAGATAAAATAAATCTACCAGCATTTGAAGTTCCACTAAACTTTTGTGTTATGCTTCTTTCTATGTCTCTTTGCTCGTCTTCTGTCGGTGTACCGTTATTAAAGTTTATAAGCATTGATGGCGCTAAACCATTCATTATATTATTCAAATGGTAGTTGCTTATTTCCTCTTCAAGTTCACAATACTGTAAACCCCCTTGCCAATCTGGTGGTGAATAATAATAAAAACCAGTTTTGTAAGGTTTAATAAAAAGTATTTCCTCGCCACCGTTACCAAATCCAAATGCTGGAATTTCTAAAGGTTTATTTTGTCTGTTTACTTTTGTCCAATCCTCAGCATAAAAATATACTTCAACTTCGCCATCGTCGTTGCATTTTCCACTACGTAATGTTTCAACTGGAAAGTGATTACATTCTACTATTCTAGTTTTATCAATCGAATAAACAACTTGCAAGGCACATTGTCCCATCGCTTTGAAGTCATAGCATAATCTTTCAACCGTATCATTGTCGAACAGTAACATAGCTTGTGCAAAGTCCTCTGGCTTTAATACTTTATCACTAGCATCTAAACCTTGTCCAAATATCATTTGACTAATTCCGTTCACAATAGCGTTGTTGGTTGGACTTCCATTTATTCTGTCTTGTAAATATCCAAAGTAATTATTATCGGCTCCATAACCAATCCATTCTTGATTTCTTACTTCAACTATTTTAGGACTTGTGTAGGTTGCTAAATTTACAATTCCAATGCCAACGTTTTTATTTGGCTCTTTTTTTATTGCTGGTTTTTGTCTCATATTATTGAATTACGATAAAATCGTTATTATTTGTATTCAAGGAATTATATTTTTGATAATTTATGGAATAGTTTGTGATGCTCTGTGCTGTTGAAAAAAGTATGTCTTTATATAATTCATCGCCACTTGCATTTAGTACCTTAAACTCAAAGAAAGCACCCTCATATAGGCAGTTAATTGTTTTTTGAATATAAACTAAATCGTAAACGTTTGGAAATACATCAGCATTTGTAAACGTGAATACTTCTTTTGTCTGTTCGTCTTTTAATTTTAATGTCAAAGGCTCGCCCTCAATATATCCTTTAGGAATAGTGATGAAAGTTTGTGTCGCATTATTTTGATTTACTACTGTCATACTTGTGTAACGAATAAATTTATTTTTTTGCATAAAAAAAAGCCGTTACAGATTGCAACGGCTTTAAAAAAAATAAATGAAAAAAAATTACGGTGTTATTTGTGTTGGTGATGCGTGTGATGTTACTACCGTAGAAGTTACAAACGGTGCCATAATAGGCTCTTCTGCTGTAACTGTTAATGTGTAACCATTCATATCACCTAAAGCAGTACCGGTTGAAATTGTACCATTCACATTGCACCCTCTTGTCAATCCAACAGCAAAATAATTTCCGTTGTTGTCTTCAATAAATACGTGAGGTCTTTGTGAAACTATTTTTTGAATTTCTACTTGTGTAGCCACATCCATTTTAGTTAATACTGCCGTAACAGTTTGACCGTAAAAAGTTGTGCCATTTTCATCACTTGATGTTATAACTTGCTCCAAGTTATTTCCACCTTTTACATCGTATTTATAAAAGTTTGTCCCAGAACCACTAATCGCAGTTAATGTTCCAGCAGTTATAGTCAATGTACCCAACGTACCATAATCAGCAAAGTAGATTGTTCTTATTCCACCGACTACATCTTTGCAAGGTAACTTTCGCCCCGTTGCCATTAAGCAAGTACTCATATTGTTGTCTTTTAAAAGTTAATAAATAGCCACCCATTTTACAAGGTGGCATTTAATTTAATTATGCTATTCCGTAAGTAACAGAGTCAGCACCTATTCCAACTTGAATACCTCTTGTGAAACGTGCGATGAAACGAACGTTTTTAGAACCATCTAAATCAGCCATATCAATAGTCTTGATAATGTTAGCATCATCAGCCAATCCAAATCCAACAAATAAGTTAGAAATTTGAGCAGCTACCATTACGTTTGCTGGTAAACCATTTGCAACGAATACTGGAACACCATCGAAAGTCAATTCTTGACCGTTGTACCATTGTGTACCTAAACCTTGAACTCCATTGTTTGAAGTAGCAGCAACGCTAAATCCACCCAATGCTCTTACATATGCTTTTGCAACGTTTTGAGACACATAAATTCTTAAATCTTCTGTTCCATAAAGTGATGCTGGAATACCATCTACAACTCTGCCCATTTCAGCGATTACGTTTGCAGAAGTAATAGCCAAAGGTGTAGCGATTACAGTTGCTCCATCTGTTTTAAGTAATTTACCTAAACCATTTGTTGAATTCCACAAGAAAGTTTCAGTATCTAAAGCGATGTCTTTCAACATTTTTGCAATAAAGAAATCTGAAAATGTAGCTGGTAAAACATCGAAAGCAGAAAAGCCCATAGATGATGCTTCCCAGTCTTGTTCGAAAGGTGTTTTACAAAGTTGTAAGTTTACTTGTTTTTCAGCAACAGTCAAAACTTTATCTGAAAGTGTTACCACTCCAGCATCAGTAAAATCACAAGTAGCATCTGCAACGATACCAGAATTTACTAATTTTTTGATGTTTGTTTTATACTTCACATTAGGAATAACTGTTACTCCATTGTTTGCGATAGTATTTGCGCTTAATACCGCAGCAGCGATATATTTACCAGCGAATTCGCCGGCGTAGTTTGATGTAATTGTTGGTTGATTAGCCATTGTTTTTAAGTTTTAATTGTTTTGTTTTAAATTGCTTTTACGAAAATTGTTACTGACACTAAATAACTCGGTGTCGTTGTGCTTAATAAATAAGTTGATGTTGTGTTTGCTAAATTGGTATCTATTGAATTAATAACAGCGTAAGAAGTTACCGTTGCTGTTGCTAAAAAGTCCAAAGCCAATAATGCTATTACTGCACTATTTGTAGCCGTTACAATTGCAGTCATTGTGTTTACTGCTGTACTTGTCGCAGTCGTTGAAAATACCAAAGGAATAACAACGTCATATCTGTACTGAAAATCTTGAATTATAGTTACCGTAGGTGGTGTGTATCCAACTGGTAATTTTTCTGCTGGAATTGCATTTACTGTTCCGTTTACTACTATTGCCATAACTTAAATTTTTATCTAGATAATAAATCCATAATTCTAGCTTCTGTATCTGAAAGATTTTTTCCAGAATTAGCTTTCGTCAAACTTACTTTTGTGTCTGTTGGTTTGTGCGTTAATGGTTTTTTTGCAACTGTTGTAGAAAGTGTAGCTTTCATTTCAGTTTGCGCTCCCATCAAGGCATCAATTTTACCTTGTAATTCGTCAAGTTTTACTTGTACGGCTTCCATTACCAAAGCAATTACTTCTTCGATTGTAGGTGGTACTTCTGCAAGTACTACTTCGTCGATTACTTCCTCAACTGTTTCAACTGGTACTTCGGCAGCCATTTCCATTTCGCCATCTTCTGCTACTTTTGCAGCGATTTCACCAATTTTACCGATTTCGTAAACTTCTAAAGTATTACCATCTACCATCAAATAGCTACCTACTTCCAAAGGCTGTCTATTTTCACCATCAATTGCAAATATTGGCTCACCAACTGCAAAGGCATCTGCTTCCACAACCGTTCCGTTGTCTAAAGTCTGTTGCTCTAGTTTCACATTTCGTGAAAGCAAAGCATTAATTCTGCTTAAAATGTCTGTGTTTTTCATATTGATTAATTATTATTCTTGTGTATAACGATTTAGTTATTTATTTTGCATTTTTATTCTGCTTTTCTGTAAATAGTGCCTATTCCTTGTGCTTGTAATGAACCATCACAGCACTTGCGACTATACTTATTGTCTGGACATAAACAGCCTCTCTTATTCGTCGTAGGACTTGTTCTGCTCGGTGTCTTAAATTCTTTATTTTCTTTTGGCATTTTCTATTTTTTTAATGATTTCTAATAATTGTAAACCCGCTTCGATTTCTGCATCGGTGTCGTCTATTTTTGAAAGTGGTAACTTTGCCTTATCAGCAAAATATCCCTCTATTGAAAATCCTTTTACCTTTTTAGTTTTTATAAACTCATTCCAGATTACTTCATTCTCTACTTTGATAGTTCCCATCCACGTACCAACTGGAACGTTTAAATTATACAAATTACTTTTGTCCTTTTCGGTGTCTTCAACTATCCAACTTTCAACCATCGTTAAACCAGTAATAGCCTCTTGATGCTCAAAAGTCGCATTGCCTTGATTTCCGTTCTGGAAAAATAACTCCATACATTTGCGAATAGTATCTTGACTAAAATAAATGTAATACTCTCCGTTGTCTTCGTCTCTTCTGTAAATTGGTTTATCTGGGACTAACATAGCACCCATTATGATTTTCTTTTCTTTGTCTACTTCTGCAAAGTGATACTCTTTTGGTTGCTCATTTTTTAAAGCTATCCAATTCTCTTCAATGGCTGGATTTTCTACAATACTGATTGCATCTATTCCGCTTAATTCCATTGTTTCGTCTATTATTAATTCTATCAAAGTCATAGTTTCTTTTTTTTATAACGGTTTATTATCCTAAAGTTGCATTTTGTACTATTCCCATATTCAACGATTGCTGTGTAGTTACATCGCCACCAACAACAAATGCCTTAACTGGTTGTGTGTCTCTTGCCCCAATGCCCTCGGCTATTTGATTTGCACCACCTTGGCCGACTACGTTAAAAGTTGGTGCTGTTTGCATTGCTCCACCACCTCCGGCACTAACACCACCGCCACCACCGCCACCGCCTCCGCTTAATATGGCTTTTGCTTTTGCTACGTTTCCAAGAACCATCGCTGCCGAACTTGCATAACTTGCTATTCCAGCAACTATTCCAACACCCGGCACTAATGGAAATAATGCTTGTGCTGCTGCTGCCGATGCTCTTGCCTCTTTTACTGCCGAACCTAATGCAGTTGCTGTGCTAATTGCAATGTCTACTAATGCAATTCCTTTTTTTATTGTTGCTGCTGCCTTTGATTTTTTATTACTCAATCCCTCGACCGCTTCCAAGCCATTTGCCAAATTTGATGCGAGTCCAAGTAAAGCATCTTTTTGCTCTGTGAACTTTTCTAATGCTCTTGCTCTTCGTTCCTCTTCTCGTGCTGCAACAGCATCGGCACTATCAAAAATTATTTGTGCATTTTGTAATTCAAATAATTGTTGTGCAGAAAGCAAACTCTCTTTGTACTTTAAATCAGCATCTATTTTAGCTTGATTTGATGCCTCTAATGCTTCTAGTCCAGAAATATCAAAACTTTCATCTACTGGCTTGTTATACTGCTTATCTAATTCGTCTAGTTTCTTTTTTTTCTCTTCGTCTGTTAGTAAGGCATCTTTTGCCGCTTGTTTGTCTATATCACGAACTCCTAATAAATATGCTGCCCTATCATTTTTTAATTTTAATAATGCGTCTTGACTTTCTTTTACAACAGCATCACCTTTCGCTTTTGTTTCTGCTGGGTCAAATCCTAACTTTGCTAAATAATCACTCGCTTTGTCTCCTAGCGTTTCATCTAGTTTTGATTTTATATTTACTCCGGGTATCTTATTTAATAAATCAATAATATTGTTTATCGCCTTTGATGCTGTTTCATATAAAAACCTTTGTGGAATACTTACAAAGTCAATAAATGATTTTAGCATTTCATAGTTTCTCTTTGCTCCCTCTGTTGCTAACTTTGTGGTTTCAATTTGATTTTTCTGATTTATTTCAGTAGCTTGTATTGCCTCATCTGTTTGTCTGATTTTAATATTTAATATTTCCTTTTCAGATTTGCCTTGTAGCTTTAAAATATTATCTTGATTGCCTATTGTTTTTAATTTTTCATTCTCTTGCTCTACATTTTTTTGTGATAGTGAATTTAATTTCTTTTGCTCTTCGCTTACTCCGCTTACTGCTTCTTTAATATCATCCCAATAAGCGTATATCGTTCCTAAAGCAATAACTAATAAACCTATTCCAGTACTTCCAATTGCTGTTTTTATGCCCTTAAAAGCATCGATGGCAACCGCCTTTAATTGTCTGAAACTGTCTCTTGCTTCTCCAAGTCCTTGCAGCCCTTGTGCAATAGCCATAGCCGATTGAACTTTCAAAAGTTGCTTTTCTAAATCTTTACTTTCAACACCAGCCAATCCCATCGCACCTTGATAAGCAGCGAAGCCACCAGCAACACCCGAAAGCGATGCAGTCAAAGATTTGAATTTAGCATCGGGATTGAACGCTTCGGTTAAACTTTTAGCATCACCAATTCTATCGTTTAATTCTCCAGCCCTTTTGGCAGCGTTAATAGCTTCTGCAGAAGTGGCTCCAAACTTATCAGCAAGTGTTTGAACTTCTTGCTGTGCCTCTCTAAATTGCTTTTTTAAACTACCAAGTGACTTGTCGGCTTGTTCTGTTTTTACGTTTAAATTAATGTCTATTTCTTGTGCCATTTCAGTAGTCTTTGATGTTGTTTAAATGCTTCTCTCCAAGTTTTAGGATGTTTGTTTTTTCCCTTTGCTATTTCTATGTATTCACTTTCAGCATAGTGTTCACTTGCTTTTAATAATTCTAAAATCTGTCCTATCATTATGCTAATTGTTTAACGGTTAAATATTCTGTTTTGGCTATTACACCTTTTTTATAATAGACTATCTGCATCGCATCATACCTATCCAATCCAGTTCCATTTGGAGCCACATTTACTTCAACTTCTAAATCCTTTGTATTGTTACTTGATATCGTATAAGTAAGAAAAGAACTTGCTGCTAAAATATCAAAACTATCATAATCATTCAAGTAAATAATTTCATCGACTTTTGCTGGTTGATTATCTACTTCAATATTCCCTAAACTTGCAAATCTATATCCAACACTTAATGCTGCATCTGCACCCCGATAATCAGTAACCAATTCAAATGATGCCTCGCCACTTGTTAAATCAGTAGTGAATGAATTTATAATGTATCTTTTATTTCTGATTATTAACCTATCATTCAAAGCTATTCCTAATGCTTCTCCATAACCATTCTCTACAGTACTGCCTAACAAGCTAACTGGTAAAATTGCTTTTACTTTTATTACTCTTGTTTTGATATTATAAAGGTTTTCAATATAGTTTTGATAATGTCTGTTGTAAAGTCCTTCGGGTGCAAGTTCGTTATACCAACTGCTTTGCTCGTTACTAAAATTCATCGTCATTAAATGCGATAAACTCGGGTCTGATGGCAAAGAATTAAACTCATTTGAAAATCTATTATAATTTGTAATTAGTTGGGTGCCACCTCCAGAATTAGTCACGTAAATTCTATCTGCTCCGGCCAATGTAGGTGATACTAAACCGTTGCAATAGATAAGCATTGGTTTTGGAATATAAGGCTTTAAATCCTTGTCTATTAAAGTTGCTGTTTGAAATAGTTTTCCCTCTTTTGGCACTTCAAATAATACGTTTTCAAATGGTACTTTTATTTCATAGGTTGCGTTTTCTGTTGTCTGTGGATTTGTATATGTTAAGTCACCATAAGCAGAACCGTAAAGCCCTTTATACGCTTGATTAAGCACGTTTATGCTTTCTTCGTACTTGAACTCTATGCTCTTAAATAACTTCGGTTTTTCAATCGTTAAATCATCTGAATAAACGTGTTGTGTTATGTCGATAATTTTACCAGCATTATAAAAACTTTCAAGTGGGTTTAGTTCAAAAGTATTGTTACCTTTTGGAATTATCATTAAATTAAATGCCTTGATTATTCCAGTAATAAAATCAGATATTTTCATATCTGGTAAATAGTTTACTATGTCAATATTTTGTACTGTTGTTTGTGCTGGGTTTTCTGCTGTATCATTTGATGCTACTTCGGTACCATAAGGTAAAACACCATACCTACGTGTCAATTTTACTCTTGGTGAAAATGTCATACTAACATCACTTGAAAGTCTGAAAGTATATTGATGTGGGTTTGCATCTGTACTTCGTCTTACTGTATCGGCATTTAAATTTGTCGTTCCAGTTTTGTTAAGATACGACTTGTAAAGTTCACCATCTTTATAAACGAATACGCTGTAAATATCTGTCGCCACAACTGGTGTAATTCTTATTTCAACTTTATTATAAATGTCTCCCATCGCTGTCGGTGGCACCCAATCCCATCGTGTTGTCAAAGTATCACTTGCTAAATTCATTTCTGGGAATGTAGCAGTCATAGTCGTAAAATTCAAAGGCAGTCTTTGTGTCTGCTCACTCATAGAAAGTGAAGACTTCAAATATAAATACAACTTTCGATATTGGTCTAAACTTAAAAAAGAACCAGTAAAGGTTATGCCGTATTTTTGTGAAATGTATAAAAATATACTTGATACTTTTATGGCTGGAAATAAATCATTCCACTTGACTGCTCCGGCAACTGTTGTAATGTCATCTAAAGGATAAACTGGGTCTTGATAAAAGTATTTCTTTGCATTTCCAATTAAAGGATATTTGATGTCTCCAGTTGTAGTCGGTGCAACTATTCTTGTTATTACATTACTGCTATCATAAGTGTGATTTGTTACTGAATAATCTAAACTATTCAATTTATCGTCTTTGATAAGGTCTTTTAATTGTGTAAGGTTGCCGTAAAAAGTAACATTAAAACTGTCTGGTTGTCCGTTCTTTACTTTAGCATTTTCTAATTGTATGCTTCCATCCTTAAACCTATGCGTATCAATTTCGATATAAGCATCGTATCGTCTTCGGTGGTCAAAACCATTATCAAGTGAACTTTCGAACCAGTACTCTAAAATATCGTTATTTCTTTTTGATGCTGGAATATTAAAAGACTGTGAATAATCAGTATATAATTTTGCTATGTCGTTTGAATTCTGTATTTGTGTAGTAACGCTTATTTTCTCTTCTTTGAATAAATCCAACCTTTGATAATCACTTCTGTAAATAGCAAAGGTGTCACTTGCCAATACGACTATTGGTGTTTCTAAAGTTATAATACTTGATGTGTTTGATACTATCCAACTTGTTGCTCCTACATTATCACCCGATGTCATTATAGCATAATGTCCAGTATATTGATTTCCTATAAATCCACCGATGGTATCTCTAAATGTAAGGAATGGCGAAGTATTGTCAAACGTTGTAATACCAGCATAAACTTGCGTATTCTTTTTAATATAAATTTCTACGTTTCTATTCATTACACTATGTTATTAATCAAGTTATTTGAATATTCAAAGTCTATTGTATAATTGATATTTTTGTCCTTTAAATAGGTCTTATAATTCGTCTGTTTGGTCTTTACTGTAACTGGTTTTCCATTCAATAAAATAGTTTCACTCAACAATAAATCACGAATTAATAAATCATAGTTTTCATCTACCCATCCAGAATTGCATTTGACCGTTTGCTGTCCGTTTGTATTCATTGTTTTGCTTTGCCCTATCTTTGGGTTATAATTCCAATTTGATTGCATTAAATTGTAGTCTGTGCTCTTTATATCGATGCTATCTTGACTTGCTTTAAAAAATACAAGCGACTGCCATCCACCATAAGAATTTACAAAGTCTACATTATTTGGTGTGTACTTGCACTCTAATAATAATTCGCAATCTACTTCGTGAATTAAAGTAGCACCTAAAAATATTTTCATTTGCACACTTGCAGAAGTATAAGCCAATGGTATTCTAAAATTGTATTCTTCAATCGCTCCAGCAGTTAAAATAGTTTGTGAATTTATTACACTTCCAGCAGCGTTATAATATTTCACAATGTAATTATTTACTGTATCACGCTCACAAACAAAATTGTAGTAAGGAATTGCGAAATTTGTGTAGGTAGTTATTTTTATTTTATCGTCTGGAGTTAAAAGAACATATTGATAGTTTGAAATATCAAAGTTTGCTCCGGCACTTGTGTTGGTAAATGAACTTAAACAAACGTATAAATCTTCAGAAAATAAAGTAAAGGTACTTCCATCTGTTGTGTAGTATGCTTTAGCAAAGCAGTAAGCCCAATTTGAATTACTTTCAACTGTAACTGTTGTAGACGATTTGTTTGGCTCTATTTGATTGATATACTCTACTATAAATGGTGATATATTATAAGTCATTTCCAACTGTGTAACTGATGGTATATTTTCACTCATTACGTTTGTTGGGAATGTAGGCATAGCTGTTCCTTTATTCCAAATAAATAACTCTACTTTTGATGCTATGGCTGTTGGGTCTCCAACGGATATTTGAAACGGTGACCTTGTTGATATTACTTTCATTTTATGTTTTCTTTTATTATTTCACGTACTGTACTTTCAACATCCAATCCAAATGCTTTTAAGATTTCTTCTGGTGCTAATTTAATATTGTCTTCAACTGCATCTTTTAAAAAGTATGTCGGTTTCAATCCTTGATGATAAACTGCCTCACGTACTGCATAAGGACTTATGCCTCTTTTGTTGCTCCACTCTACAAAATGTTTCACGCTTGGTTTAATTCCTTTTTTATAACTAAATGGACTATCGCCACCGTTCTGCTTCCACAACTTGCCCTTGTTATTTGTTCTCTTGAATTTACTTGTAGTTAGTCTTACGCCACCAACACCTCGCACACCTTTGTCTACAAATGCTCCATAATCTGACATCGAAATATTTAATACCAAACTTCTTTTTGAAAACTTAATACCGTTATTGACTACACTTTTTTCTAGTTTTCCAGTATCTACTTTTTTACGGTCTTTTAAGTTCTGCTTTGCATCGGCCACTACCTTATCTCCAAATGCATTCATAGCCTCTTCAAGGTGCTTGTATTTTATTCTTAAGTCTAACATTTGTTTATGTCATTTGGAATTATTACTGTTATATTTGTCTCATAACCGGCTAACATATTTTCTGTCTCTTTATCTACTACTTCGCTTGTCGGGTCGCCATCTAATTCCCAACCATCTTTGTGTAAAGTAGATTGACGTAGTCTGCTCACTAGACGATTGATTACATACAGTTGGTTAGTTAGTATGTAAAATAAATTATCATTGCCGTAAACGCCTATTTCACCATCTTTTGATATGTTTACAATATCTAGATTAAAAATAGTCAAATCAAATGATAGTGTATTTTCGTTATGCCTTACACTATTCAAAGTAATATGGCTCAATGGGAAAATAGTTTGCTTTGCTAAATCTATTTCTGTTAATGTTCCTATAGTCACTTTGTTTACAAATGGATTGCTTTCCAGTTCGTAATTCATCGTGTCTATTAAATCGTAAAGCGATTGAACTCCTTTTTTATTTTCCATATTTCTTGTTTATTTTTTCCATTTGTTTTGTTCTCAACTGGTCTTTGCTTATCTTATAGCAAAGCATTTTAAAACACAAATGCATATTTATTTTTAATACCTTTTTAACTTTTGTAATGTCGTTTTTAGCAAGTTCAAATAGTGAACTATACCATCCCCATTCTGCTGTAAATTGTGCTTCTGCTGTAAACTCATCTTGCTCAATTCCTTTTCCAAATATTTGTGGGTAGCTGTCACCAAATCCGTTCCTAAATTCCAAAAAAAAACATTCGCACCAAATACGGCACTAATAGGCATATCTTTTAATAAGTGATGATACTTGTCACCGTTGTACTCTTCGATATTATATTTGCCCTCTTTGGTCTGTTCTGTAATTGGTCTGTAAAGAACTCCCATCGCTATGACTACATTTTCCCAACTTGTGATATTATTATTCAAATCTAAAAACTCTCCAAAGTTTAAATCGTCTAACTTCGGCACCCATCCAAATTCTATTCCCTCAAGTGTAAACCGTTCTACTAGTGGTGGCTCTTGCACTAACAAGTCTACTATAATCTTGACTACTTTATTCGCGTCGTCTTGTCTTATTTGTTTGCTCTGCTCCGTTGTTAGTTCACAAAATATTTCAAGTATTTTTAAGGATAGGAATGTCTCTGCATTCTTTTCTGTTTTACTTTGCTCGAATGCTTTTAAATATTCTTGATATTTATAAAGACTGATTTCGGTTAAATTTGATGGTACTATTAATTTCATATTGATGTAACGTTATTGTTTTTTATTTGTGATTATCTTACTGCATACTTCCCGTAATTCGGTCTTGCTAACTTATCATATAAGCCATATCGAACTGCATCTATTGTGTGATTAAACATATCCACCGGCACGTTCAATATGTTTCCGTTTTTGTCTTCTTGCCATTTGTAGTTTCTGAATTCTTTAATCATATTCACGCTACTTTTGGTAACGTGTATTTGGTAACGCTTCATCATATCTATTCCGATATTAACCGAGCCTTGTCCTTTTGTAGCTGGTTTAATATTCCAACCCATTCGATATAATTCCTCTATACTTTTTGGTTCTGCACTATCTGCAAATATTTCTTTGCGCTCTATTTCGTGAAACTTCAATTTTTCGTCTATATCTCTATTTGTTAAACCAGTTTGAAATATTAATTCTTTTAAATAAATATTATCGCCTTGCTGATAAATAGCGATTAAGGTTGTCGGGTCATTTGTAAAACCAAAGTCCATTCCATAACTTAAAAACTTTGCATCAACTGGTATTGCAGCACATTCGTTAATTCTAAATATAAGGGCTTGTGATGAACCTATTTGTCCTAGTCCATATATTTTCCAGTAGTTCTCGTCAATGTTCTTTAAACGCTCTATTTCACTTACTATTTCTTTTGATAAGAATAGATTGTCCTTGTAGGTTGTTATGTAAAAATCTGCATCGTCTCTTGGTTTTATCTTATCATAAATAAAATGAAACTCGTCACTTGGGTTGTAGTCAAGTATTGCCTTTTCAGTTGTTCTAAATATTAACTGTTGCCAGTCTTCAAAGTATAACTCATTAGCTTCGTTAATATACAATACATCCCTTTTACGGCCTCTTACTTTCTGTGGCTGGTCTAAACTTATAAACTCAAAAAGGTTGCCCTCAAGGCGATATTCTGAATTGCTCTTGTTATGGTCTGCTTCATCATACATATCATACTGTCGCAGTATATCGAAAAAATCCCTCATCGAACTGGCACGAAGTGAGGGATATGTTTTTCTGCAAATGGTTATTGTCTTGCCTTGATTTTTTAAAGCATAACCAAATATTAGCCACATTAGAATATTATAGGTTTTGCCACTTCTGGTACCGCCTTGCTCTATTGTTATTCTCTTTGTGCTATTCTCTAAATGTTCAAATACTTTATTCGTTTGTATCCTCATCTTTTGGCTTTAGTATTTCTACTTCAAACTTTCTAATCTGGTGGCTGTTTTCACTTTCAACAAATTGCATCGATAATTTCTTTCGGTCTTCGTCTTCGCATAATACCTTGAATGCAGATATTTGTAAAGTAGCATTATCAGAACCTACCCACTTGTTAAGCATATAACTTACTGCTTTACTTTTGTTTGTTGATATTGCTTCTTTAATACTCTCCGATTTATCCAATTCTAAATTATAAAACTGTGAGTGCTGTAAGTCAGTATAGTGTTGAAAAATATGATTTATTTTCATTACTTTATTCTTTACTATTATTTCAAGTATTTCTTTTTCGTGTTGCTCTTTTGTCTTTCCCATTATATTTTTATTATTTATATTGCCAAATATAATTATACATTTGTTTGTTTAATCTGCAACAAGTTGATATATTCCCTCTATTAAATCCAGTTAATCTTGATGCTTCGTGTGCTGATTTAAAAGTATTTATAACTTCATTTGTTTGTTTATCAATTTGTAAAACTACTTTTCTTTTTTCTTCTGCTATTTTTGTAGTATTAAATTTTAATAATCCACTTTTAATTGCGTGGTTCATATTTTGTTTTGCACTTACAAATTCTAAATTACTAACATCGTTATTTTTTTTGTTTCCATCTTTATGATTTACTTGTATATCGGTTTCAAATAAAAATGTAAGTGCTATTAATCTATGAACAGTTTTTGTTGTCTTTTTTTTATCTTTACATAATGTTACAATACAATAACCGCATTTATCTATGCCTTGTTTTAATATTATATCTTTACCATTACGTTTAACAACACTTTTAATGTTTCCTTTTGTTGAAGCTTTGTATAAACCCTCATACCCTATTATGTCTTTATATATTTCCATAATACAAATATACAATAAATAATCCACGTATTACACAATAACGATATTTATTTTAATCTTGGGTTATTTGGGTTGATTTTTACCTCTGTTATTTTTACTGTCTTTTGCATTTATACTATTTTATAATTAATAATTCTCATATTCTTTAATTCGTAATGCCCATCGTTATCAATTTTTACGTGTGCAAATCCGTGGTTATAATTATTGTAAGGTGCATATTCTGGCTCTAAACCGCAAAGGCATCCAGTACTCCAAGTTGTAACTACATCACCGCTTAAAGTCTTTTCTGTATGCTCACTTGTTCTGTGATGATGTCCTACTATTGCACTTTCTTTTGCTTTTAAAAATAAACCTCTTGCTGGGTTTACTGGTGGTGCAAATCCACCGTACCATTCGTGGCCGTGTAAGATAGGAAGTTTACCAGCCAATGCCATTTGTTTATCTTTGATTAAAGTAACTCCAAACTCTCTAAACCGTAATAACTGTTCCAACTTAAAATCATCAATACCTAATAATTCGGGTGCCTTAATCATTAGAAAATGTTCCCACCTTACTTCGTGATTTCCTATCTTAAAATATATCGGACAATTAAATGTTTCTTGCAGCAACTTTAAAAACTCTCTGCCCATTTCTAATTCACCAGCCAAGTCTCTTAATCGTGGATTTTTTAAGAACCTTGATGCCATATAAAAATCTAATGTATCGCCATTTAAATAAACAGCATTTACTTTGTTTTCTATGCCGTAATTAATTGCTAAATCTAATGCTTTGTTATCTTGATACGGTAAATGAATATCAGATAAAATCAATATGTTATTTTGCCCTTTTGGAATTATAAACGGCTCGCATTTTTCATAATCACTTTCTGGAAGTTTGCGCCTTAAAAAGTTCTTTTTTTCTTCTGCTGTTCTTGTTTGAACTATTGTTTTATGACTTGCTCCTTTTACTAGTTCACCTCTATAACCTCGAACTATTCCTCTTGCTTGTTCTACGCTATCAAAGTATAATTTATTTTCATCAAAAACTATTCTGGCAATCGCCATCGTTGATGCTTTTGGAAATCTTTGAATGTACTCAATTACTATATCTGACTTGAAACTCTTTCTGTTTTGATTTCCTTTTTTGCTCATTTTAGTTTTTAGTTTATTTTATTTGTTGCTCTTGGAAGTCTATTAAATTATTCAATCCTTTAATTCGGTCTAAATCAAAAATTTCTCTTACTCGGTTTATTAATACTGCTTTTGGATTTGCTGTTCTTAAAATACTGTTTCTTATTTCGTCAAGTCTATAATCTATTTTTCTTGCTATTTCAAAAGTGTTTACGTTGTGCAGAACACTACAATGTGAAAACGCTTTGCCATTGCTCTTAAATACGTCCACTATTGTGTATAACGTTAAATGAAAATCTTTGCGTAAGATATAACAGAATAGGCTTCTAGCATCTACTACGTTTTGTCTTCTTGAATTTTCAAATACATCTACATTTAATTTTTCTTTTATTTCCTCTGATATTGCTTTATAATTCATTTTCTTTTATTTTATTCTGTTTTTAATTTTAATAATTTGTGACACTCCAAAAACTTCTCACGTGCCTTGTTTTTGTATAAAACCTTGTAAAGACTAAATACTGCCCTTAAATAAGAATAATTGCTTAAACAGTCTTTAAATGCCTTTTTACAATATGCTTTGCCATATCCTTTGCAATAGTTTACATTGTCTGCGCTGTCTCCAGCAATCATCTGCTCGTAAAAATTATATCTTGCCTCGGCTTCTGATATATTATGAAAGCATTGTTTTTTGTAATGGTAGTCGTAAATGATGCAAGGAAACTGCTTATAGTCTTTATCGATTGAAACTATTAATACTTCGTCTCTGCCAAATGTATCTGATAAGGTTTTCCAATACGTGGCCACTACATCGTCTGTCTCTACACCCTCTCCAGCAATAGCATTGTATTTTTCTGCAACATACTTTTGTAATTCATTTAACAAAGGTGGTCGGTCGCTTTCTTTTCTGTTTGCTTTATAAGTTTTGGATATTTGCTTTCTAAAATTCCCTCTTGCACCAGCAAAAGTCAATACTTTGTCAAGTTCGTAAACCTCTTCAATCTTATTTATAATTGACATAAATACCTCGTCGAACTTTAATATCGCATTCTCTATTGTGTGATACTGCTCGTCTTCTGGATGCTCTTTCTTTTTGTAACAACTGCTCCAGATTAAACTGTCTGCATCTACTAGTACTATCATTAGAATAATTGTGTTTGGTTAATATTTGACTTTTCAATTATTCCTTTTGCAGTTTGAAATATTGTTTTACCAGCTTCAAAGTCCACTAAATTACGAGCAATTTTAATCATACTTTGTTCACCTTTATAAGTTGAAATGTCTATCTTATGAAATTCACAAAGTCTTTTTAATTCATTTTTTGCTTGACAAAGACCGTCAAAATGTCTGCTATTAATATTTAAAGGTAAATTAAAATTTGTCCAATATAAATGCCTATCTCTTTTTTTGGCTGGTATTAGTGGCTCGTAATATGGTATTACATTTTCAACAACCCATTTACCAGTTTTATAATAATGTTGTAAAAACAAAATTTCTTCATATAATTTCATATCTGGATAAATTGCTTCGGTAGTTGTTTCATAATTTGAACTGCTCCAATATCTTGCTCTCGAATGGCTAGGACAAGGTGGCGAACTCCAAATAAAATCAAACTCTTTGTAGTGGTCAATCAAATATTGGTGTGCATCTGCAACTATTACTGTATCGTTTGGAAACCTTTCTTGATACATTCTTGCTAATTCCTCGTCAAGTTCAACTGCAGTAACTTCACAGTCATCCCATAGTAGTCTGTTCCCTCCTAGACAAGCGTATAAATTTAATACTTTCATTTTTTTTTGTTTAGTGATTATTTTTCAAAGATATAAATAAATTGTTAATATCTAACTATTATTGATGCCATACTTTCTGAAAGCATATAACAGTCTTTGTTTATTGTATTGTTATTTTCAAAGTACGTCGTTGTTTGTAATTGCATCGGCTCTGCTTCTGGAAGTTTCAAGTTATCTAAATGATAAAGGTAGTTCCCTTTGCAATCGAATACGTAATAGAATTTCATTACGTTTGGCTCTTGCATCAATTTAGAGTACTTGTACTGCTCTAAAATCTTTGTTTGGTAGTATTTATTGCGTAACTTAAATTCAATCACGCAATCAAAGCCTTTTGGTGTTTTACCCTTTGCATCGTAATGCTCAAAACTTTCACCAGTCCAAGTTAATTCCCAGCCATCCAAGTTCATCAATAGAATTATTCCTTGTTCCCACTTGTGGTGTTGTTCGCTCATACTTCTAAATATTTTGCATTTAAATCATCAATGTAACTTTGTATTACTTTTGGTGAACACTTGCAAGGATAGTTTACTATGTGATTAAAATAATATGCGTGTAATTCACATATTATTCTGTACTCATCATTGCTTACTGTATTGCGTAGATTGTCTCTGAAATTTTGCCACCATTCTTTATCTGCTTTTTTCATTTTCTTTTGATAGTTATTTCGTTTAAATATTCTTTTCTGCTTTCGCACTTGCAGTTCGGGTTTATCTTTTTAACCAGCCATTTTATACCAGTTACTTTAAATAGCCATTCTAATTTATCGCCAAGTTTTAATTCTTTCGGCTCATCACCCATTTCATTTGTTGTATAGGAATAGTGTTGTTTCATAATAGCTGTATTTCTTGTTTAACTTCTTGCCAATATTCTAATTCTAATAAGAAATAATAAGCGTCATCTTTTGGTGTTAATTTTTGATAAATATCGTCAATCTCATCAACTGCTATTAATGCACATTCAATTGCAAAATAATTTTTACTTTGCCAACTTTCTTGAACTGTATATTCGCCAAACTTATCAACTAACTCTTTTGCTTTCTCTTTTACTGTTTTCATAATTAACTTGATTTACTTATTAAATAATCTTTTAACCAAATCATCTTTGGTCTTATAAATTCGTAGGCTAACAATATTAAAATGTATTTCATTTCTCTAATTGTCTTATTGCCCATTG